GTCGGCCCGTTTGATCTCGTCTCCTGTGACCAATTTGAACGGAATCGAAGAGGCCCGTGTCGCCGAAGCGAAGGCATCAAACACGGGCGATCCCTGGAAATCCGCTTCTCCCGTCTGCATATAGCGGTCAGCGGCGTTTGCCACGTCACGCGCCAGGATGGCTGTCTGGAACGGATAGAGGAATTCTTTGCGGAGAAGCCATTTGAGCCACTTGTCATCGTCATCGCCCTGCGGCGGGCGACCACGTACCAAATCTTCCATGACCGCAGGGATGAACCAGAGCAATCCCAAGGCCCCGATCAGTGTCGCCTTATTACGGTCGAGCCTGAACTGATTCCAGATTTTCTCGAATTGGTTGAACTGCAAGGAAAGCTGGCTGTAGAACATGGTGAAGAGTTTGAAGGCTTCCGTGCCGCGCTGGATCGAGGCGTTGTCTTTGGCCGCGCCGGAGCTTTGCGTCTGGCGCACGACCTGATCTCCGTATTCTGATGCCGCTTTTTCATCTCCCGCTTGGATGTTTTCAACGCCGCCATCCATTGCCTTGCGATATGCGGCAAGCCATGTTGGAACCGACATTCCTAAATCCATGTAGCCGACGAAGGCGAAGAAGGCCTGTTGCAGTTCTGGCGAATAAGATTTAAGCGCGGCCAACTTTAGAGCCAGGCGATCCGCTCCCAAGCTTTGAACCGTCTCGGCCACGATGCCAGGTTCGGAGGTCACGTTCAGACGTTTCATGGTGTCACGGATATCTCGATCCCAGTTCTCGATCCGGCTCTTCATCATGTCGGAACGATCCGTGATGAAACCCCACTGCTTTGAAATCTCCCAAGGCCGTAGGTAGGATTCCTTGAGCCCCTGCATGGCATAGCCTGCGCCGACTTCCTTGATCGTATTCAAATATCCGAGCGTCTGAACGAGGCCCGACGTGAGTTTGAGTCCGAGATTCACGACCGTGGCCCCACTGCGCGCGCGACCAAGCAGGCCTTCAACTGGGTTCGCGGGCTCGCCTCGGCGGTCTCCGGCGATAGCTTTAAGCCATGGATTCAGTTGCTTATACATCTCTTTGCCAGCCGCCGCCTCGATTGCCAGACGGATATCTGGATGGTTGATCAACTTGTGCGAATCGATCACGGCGCGGCGATACGAAAGGTCGTGAACCACATCCGCCAGATGCGAGGTCATGCCGGAAAGTTCGAGCAGGATCGGCTTGCCGCCAGTACCAACGCGCTCCTTCAAATGGTTGTGTTTTGTCATAGCGACGGCCCAGTTGCCGCCGAACATTTCTTTGACGTTCGCCTTTTCTTCGAGGACGGCCTGCCGCCAGGATAGCGTTCGGTCGAAAACAATGGGATAATATCCGCCCCTAAAAGTTCCGTATTTCGTCTGGATGCTCGTTGCCTCAACCTTCTCCGGCGCGATTCCGTTCAAATCCTTTTCGAGAGCCTCGGCTTCCGGCCAGAACGAATCGATGTAGTCCCAGATGCCCTGAACAGTTTTCCAGTCACGTTCATCAAGACGCGAGAGAAGCGATTCAATTTGCCGCTGGCTCCATCCATAGCCTTCCATCAAGGCTTCTCGGTTGTATTGATTCCCCCAGTTCAAAGCCGCCGCGATCAGATTTGCCTTCGTCATGTGATTCTGAATCTCTGGAATCCACTGGCGGCGGAGGAACCAGGCCGCGCGCTCTTCCCGCGTATAGGCCCCGAAGATGCGATGCAGATTCTCGATCACGCCTTTCATCTTGGCGTTCTCGACATCCTCGGCGTCGGCCATCGGTTTGAACAGCGTCTCCCAGACGGGCCCGTGCGGCTTGTTGCCGTCCAGAAACTCGAAGAGAAACTCCATGCGCGTGTGCGCGGCGGCGAAGCTCTCGACCTTCTGCAAGATCGTTTTCTTGAAGCTGGGCGCGAAATCGTGCGGTTCGGCAGTCAGGTCGTGATGCGCCTGGATCGAGGCTACAACCTCATCCCTGGCCGCTTCCAGTTGACGCAGGGCCTCGGAGGCCAGGAGCTTGTTCTTTACCTGGGCGAGATGCTCAATCGTCCGTACGCTATCACGTACGCCAGTCAGCACGTTCATCGGTACGTCCTTATAACTTTGCTTGTACGCCTCGTTTAGAACCTCATCGGAAATCTCCGGCTCATTTCCCTGGGCGCGTTGCTCCTCAACCCAGGAGACCAAGGCTTTCCGGCGGTCAATAGTTCGGAGCGAGACGCCTTTGCGGAAATCGAATCGCTCCATGATGGCATCGATCTGATCGAGATACTCTTCCCCAGCCTTGCCCATTTTCTCGCGGACGGTCTGGCGGCTGAACTTCGACATATAGTCAACCGTTCTCTCGATCTGATCCTGCGCCCGCGTGGCCGCGCGGTAGAGTTCATGGTTCAGGAGTTCCCGCTGTTTCGATTCAAAGGCCGTATCGAAGTCGCCTTTAAGCATCGCCTCGACGGCTTCGCGTCCGGCTTGCATCTCGGCCCGCTGATAGAGTGTCGGCTGAACATCTCGGACACGCTTCTCCGAAATGATCTCTTCGGCCTGCGCCTTCACCGATTCCACGGTAGGAACCAGGCGGGCCACGCGCCGGATCACATCCTTTAACGCGGGTAGATTGTTCGTGGCGAGATGCTGTAATTCGGATCGCAGAAGCTCGGCGCGCTTGTCATTATGTACGGCCTGCGTTGCCGCCTCATGCAATGCCATCGGCTGTTTCATCAAATCGCCGAAGCGTTGGGACATGAGCGCATCGACCTGTTGGCTTATCACTTGATTGCGCGGTTCAGCCGTTAAGATTCTGAACAGCATTTCCGATCCCGACTTGAATCCGAAAAGAGGAGCCGCCGTGTCAGGATGGAGTCCGCCTTCCTCGGAATAAATGTATGGCTTCGGGAATTGCTTAATATCGAAATCGGGGAACTGCTCAATGATCGCTTTCTTCGATAGCTTAATGCCTTTGATGTTCAACTGCTCCAAAGGAATGCGCGATCCGTCAGGCAGGGTATTATGCTGTAAGACGGCCAGCGCGATCTGCTCCGGCTCCTGATCGACTTGCGCGGCAATCTCTTGGTACACTTTCTCTCTTTGATCCTTCCACCAGGCTTCCTGCTTCCGGCGCGCTTCCTTCATCAACTTCGTTGTCAACTCATCCTCGGCCTCAGTCTTGGCTTCGAGAACGGCGCGCACGTATCGCTCTGATTCCACATCAGTCATGCCAGCCGCTTTCGGATCGGTGAAGAGCGGCGTCATTTCATTCTCGGCCTGCGCCGCCTGAATCTGCTCCTGCGTGGCAAGCAGTCGGTCGAACACGTCTCGGACTTCCGGCGTGAGTTCGACGTTTAGATTCTGCATCTGGCGATAGATCGATAGAAGCCAGGCTTTGAACCGTGCGAAAGCCGCTCGAAGCGCGGAGGTGGGAGCCCTGCCCTCCATCAGGTAAGCCTCAAAGGAACGGGCAAATTTCTCGTGATGTTCGCGCTTAATCTGATCGCGGGATTCGACGCCGAGGTATTTGTAAATCGTTGCCAGGTCTTTCCTTATCTCGTCGGTAGCATTCGGATTCGTCGCAAGGTCGCCAAGCACTTCCAGATAAAAATGTCCAGTCTCATGCAGGAACGTCGAGAGGTCGGCGGTCTTGAGCAGGTCGATATTAAACTGGCGGTCAGCCCCGAAGCGAATCACGCCGCGCTCGCCCTGCTGTAAGATATTCGGATTGTTCGGGTCGAATGCGCCAGAGTTGAACGCTGATTTTATTTGCCCTGGGAACCAGGCCACATAATGCTTTTCGCCCGTCGGGAACGTAGTCACAACGCCATCGTATCCGAGAACCTGTTTAACCGCTTTTAGGAACGCTGGCGTTTCGCCTGGAAAGAAATCATTTCCGAGTGCGGCAAATGCGCCGCCCTTGTAGGCCCTCATCGCTTCATTGAAAACTTTATTGAATCCCTCTGTGCGGACATCGCCCCAGTTCGACAACGGGCCATCTGGGTCTTTAATGTTCGGGGCCATCATCGCCAACTTTTTAAGCTGGGCCGCAGTCATCGCCACGTCGGCCTTGATGATGCCTTCTCCGCTCTTTATCTCGATAGGATTCTCAATGGCGAGGTAGACTGGCACAACGCCAGGCGATCCTTCTCCGCCGATCTTCTCCTGCTCCGGCGTCAATCGCCTGGCCGTATAGCCGGAAGCTGTCTCCGGCTGATTCGTGAAGTAGAATCCAGATCCTAGCTGATCATTTCCTTTGTCGATGAATTCGTATGAGAAGCCAGTCTTTCCTATCCCCTCCGCGTTCCCAGTTCCGTGATAAACAACGAGAGGATTTCCGGCCTCGTCAACGACCTTTGATTTTCCGAACCAGTTCTTAAATTCCGGCGTTGCCTCACGGACGGGAGCCTGATAGAAGCTCTGATCCTGGCGCGGCTGATATTGCCCTTTCACGAACCGCTCGAAGTAGCCATCGGTCGCATCTGACCAGAGTTGCTCTTTAAGCGTGACAAAATCCTCGCTGATGCCTGGGTAGGTTGCTTCAACTTGCGTGGCGACCGCCACACGTTCAGCCTGCGGAGCCTTGCGGATCGATCCGAGAGCTTCGTGCATTTCCTGCCAAAGAGCTTTTGCGAACTCCTCCGTCGGAGCAATGCCGCGCGTCTGGGCGTATCGATTAACAATAGTTGACGCATCGGTTTTGAGCTTGATGTAATCGGGTTCCAGGACTATACTTTGGTATGACGAAACGCTCTCCGCAGGTCCAGGAAAAATCTGATCACGAATGGCTGTTGTCACGCCCGCAGTACCCTGCTGGGCCAGAAGGTCTTGCCCAGTGGGCGGCGAAGATGCCTGCAATGACTCTACCGACGGCTCCCCAACGGCCCTAGCCGTTCTTCCCTTAATCGGAATACCAGAAGCCTGAATCGTCTCAAGCGTCACATCGCTTGCCCAGCCATTGCCTGCTGGCTGTCGCGCGGTCTTGGTCATCTCAGCAATGCGTGCCGGATCGCCATAGAGCTTGAAATATGCCACGTTTGGAGTCTTGTCTGACATCTTCCAGTTGTAGTCGAAAACCGCGTAGGGCTCGCCCTCTTTGGCCTTGTCCTCAATCACAGGAAGTTCTTTTGGGATCGGCGATTCAGGCGTCTGCTGGGCCATTTGCGTCGTTCCTGGGGCCGCAGGCGGCTGAATGTCTGGCCGACGTATTTGGAGACCATATTGCTGGAATAGGGCCGCAGGATCGATCCCAGCGCGCTGGCCGAGAGTCCCAAAGGCCGCTTCGTAAAGTTTTGAGTATGTGGCCGCAGTTCCTTCGTCGAATCCTGCCGCTTTCAGTTGCTCCGTAACATTTGCGCCGACCGCCTCTGCGCTCGTTTGAACGGGCGTCACGGGTAGGGCCTCGGCCTTGGCCTTCTCGTCGTCCGCCTGCTTCACTTGCTCGCGGAGTTTATTGGCCTCATTGACTGACATCGCTTCCGGTGAAAACTTCATGTCATCGGCCATCGATTGATAGAACTCGCCAGCCTTGGTCGCCCATTCGGCCAGCGGAATTTGCATATCCGTGCCCGTGCGCTTGGCTTCGTCATAAACCTTGGAGAGCCCCTTCTGCTGGATCACCTGGATCGGGTCTTGCCCAAGCTTCGTGNCCGTTCCAGTGCGCTTGGCTTCGTCATAAACCTTGGAAAGACCCTTCTGCTGGATCACCTGAATCGGGTCTTGCCCAAGTTTCGTGATCTGATCTTCAAGGGCTGTCGGCGAGACGTATACCTTTTCAATAGGCGATTCGTTGGTCATGCGTTCGATCAGCGTCTTGGCCGCTTCCGGCGAACGCTCATTGATCTTCGAGATATTGATCTGATTGCCAAGGTTCAAATAGAAATCGCGGGCCAGCGTGGACTGGCGCATCTGCGCGCCGCGAGCAAGGCCTGATCCGATAGCCGCCGGAGCGGTCATGGCCGCACCAGAAGTGGCCCCGATCAGGCCAGCATCGAGCGCACGGGTGAAGGTTCCTTTCATGGCGTCAGGATTAACGCCCGTGATGTAGTCGGAATAGTCCTGCGCGATCTGGGTCAGGAATTCTTCATTGCCTTCGCCTGCCGCCGTATGGAGCAAAGTTTTTGCGAAATCAGTGAATACGCGGCGGGAGACCTCTTTGCCGTATTGCTTTGCGATGGCATTCTCCCAGTGTTTAAGAAGCCCGAAGGTTCCGAGATTCTCGAATCCTGCTTCTATGGTTCCTTGAAGAACAGCATCGACCGTAAGCGCGGTCGGGTCTGCGCCTTTGGCTTGGCCTTCGGACGTTACCTGCGCCGCCTGCAAACCGCCCATTGTCGCCAGGGCTGGGGTTCCATATCCGGCCAAGGTTCCTACGATGATCGCCGCCTGCTGGGGCGCATTGGCCGCAAACTGCGCCGCCAGGACTCTTCCTGCCCGCGTGAAGTTTGCCTTCTTAATCTCGCGCATCACTCCGCTGGCGTTCAAATCATAGGCCTCTTTGGCAATTCCGCCAACGTTGGCGGTTCCGACGATGCTTTCGTTCTGCTCCGGCACACGCAGAGCCGCCGCCTGGGCGTCGTAATAATCGGAGACGGGATTCGATGTCGGGAACGTGAATTGAAGATCAGGCCGCTTCGAGACGTATTTAACCGTCGCGTTGTAAGGAAGAAGCATGGCGTTGTTGACCACGGCGGGGAGCTTGGCAATCCCTGCGGTCATTGATGACGCGCCGGATGAGAGCGCGCGATACATCGTCTGCATCAAACCGTAGTCCTGAATGGAATGCTCGATCCCTTGCGCCGCATCCAAGTTATCGTTCACGATGGCCGCATTGTTCGGATGCTCGGCCATCCAGCGGGCCACGACGGGGCTGGACTGCATGAATGCCTTTGGATCGAAGTCGGCGTCTTGGGCGCGCTTCTCGACCTCATCGATATTTCGCGTGATTAAATCTTCTGGCAGGCCCGTCTTTACCTGTAAGCGGGTAACGCGCGAGGCCATATCTGGCCCGATGGAACTTCCAGCGGCGCGCGCCAGGCGAAGCCGTGCGGCTTCATCGTCGCCGTTATACCAACGGGCAACCTCGCTCTCCGGCTGTTTTGCGGGAGAGGCTTCGTTATCGGTAGCTGTAAGAAATTCTTCAACCTGACTCACTGTTTACGCTTTCCTTCCATTTCGAGTTTCCTGATGTGCTGAATCATGCAAAACTCCGTATCGTAGACGAACGGCCCTTTATCGTCGATCCGCATGACCTGAAATGGCGTTCCGTCTTTGATCCGTGTTCCACAATACGTGCAATCCCAGAACTTGTAGTTGATCGCCAGGACTGAATTTCCCCAGCGTTTCCACGGGCAAGGGCGGAAATCGTCATCACATTCATTCGGCGATGATGGCATCGAAGAGTTTCCTGTCGCCAGCCAGCATCGCGGCGTACGCTCGCCCTGCTTTATCTTTTGTGATTTTTCGATTCTTAGATCGGGCGATATTCTCGATGGCCTGAACTTCCTGGGGCGGGATCGACTCGAACGGCACATAGGCCTGCTTGCGCTCTTCATCGGTGAGGATGACAGCGGGACGTGCGGGGTCTGAGAAAAACCAATTCTTATTGACGAATACTTTTTTTAGAACCATGCTGTCGAGGATTTTCTGAGTCTCCTCACCCGTGGCTTTGCGCTTTCCGCCAAGCTGAGTCAGTTCGTAATTCTCGATCTCGCGCGCGGCTTCTGTTTCAAACTGCGCGTACATGGTCGCTTCCTTCTTCTCGAAGTCGGCCTTCTTCTTATTCGGAGGGATAAAGCCGGAAACGCGCAAAGTATTTTCGACGCGATCATTGAAGCTCAAGGTGGTCGATAGCTTCGGATCGGCATTGCCTTTCTGCTTTGCATCGACGGCCTGATTCCACATGGATTCTGCGCGCGTTCGATGTTCTTTATCGAAGTTGGCCCAGTATTTCGACTCGAAGTCTGATCGGTTTAGGTTCCCCATTTCATTTGCGGGGAGATCAAGAAAGTCGAGCCAGACCTTATTATTATTCGGTACATCCTCCGCGCGCCGCTCTAAGGCATTGCGCTGATCGAGCGAGAGCTTGGCCCATTTATCCGGCGCGATAACGAAGCGCGGATTCGTGCCAGGATTCTGATCAACGACGTTCGTTGATTCCTGGTAAAGCGCGTTGCGCGCTTCGGCTTCGGCTTCCTTGCGCCGCGAATAGGTCTGAGCGATGCGCGTCTCGATGGCATCGCGGAGCTTGGGGTCTTGAACCTTCTTCGCCTCTTCGTACGCGGCAGTCTCAGTTGGCACGGTCGCCACGATCTTATCGACTTGCCGCTGAGATTCTCCACGGAGAGACCCTTCTTCGAGGGCCTTCTCCATGATAGTTGCATCGGCTCCCGTGAAGCTGGCCTTATTGGCGTCATAGTAGGCTTTGGCGCGCATATCCTCATCATTTGCCAACATCCGATTGATGACGGCCTCGTGAGTTTTGGATGTGGCTTCCTGCATCTTGAGCTTCGTCCATTCCACGGGGAGCCCATTGCGCTGGGCGTGTTGTTGGATAGCGATCTGCTGGCGTTGCACGGCCATTCCGATTCGTTCGGGATCGTTATAGGAAAGCGCGGCGGCATCCCGCTCATTCGCCAGGTAGGATTCCGTGGTGGCGTTGTCGTAGCTCTTGATCTCGCCGGAAACATGCGCCTGAATGGAACGGTCGAGATCGACGGAGCGCGAGACCATTTGCTGTTTGAAAGCGTTGCGCTGGGCCTCATTGTGCAAATCTTTGGAGATAATATCGGCCTGCTTGCTGTACTCGGTCATCACGGTATTCGGCAGATCGAAGGCATCTTTGCCGCGTTTATTCAGCGCGCCAGTGACGGGATCATAGAGGAGTTTCGTCGTTGTTTCGGAAAGCCGTTTATCGGCGTCCAATACTGCCAACTGATCGGCCTTCTGTTTCTCCTGATCGGCGAATTTAAGAAGCTCTCCGCTGAACCGTTGCGTGGCCTCGCTGACCCTGGCCGCTGACTCTCCGCCGCCGAATGTATCCAAAGAGGTCGGCGTACGGATCGAGGCCTGCGGCGTCCGCGCATCCTGAACTTGCGGTTCGTATCTCGGAACTGTTGGCATCGTCTATCCTTTACGCTTTCTTGTAAGTCGCATAGCTCTTGAGCCCGCCCGTCAACGCATCCATTCCGCCAGTAAGGAGCGTCATCTTCGACTGGAATGCGCCAGTCAGTTCGGCGAATTTCCCACTGTGCGTCGCTTCAAGCGCGCTCACCTTGTAGCCGAACGATTCGCGGAAAGCATTATTTTTGATCGTGACAATATCTTTTGCCGCTTGGTTCTCAGTGTCCCGTTGAATTTCAAGAGCCGATCCTGTGCCGATGTCGATGCCCTGGGCCGCGAGGGCCGCGCGCTGGCTCCCTCGGATGACTCGAACCTGTTTCTGAACTTTCGCCACATCCGCCGCGCCACGCTTGAGTGCCTCATCTGACGCCATGTCTGCGAAGTTCTTATTGATGTTCGCCAGGCTCGTCTGGTAGGCGGTCTGCGCCTTAATGGCCTGAGACTGCGCGTAAGCATTCCCGATAGAGGAGATGCCGTTTAAACCCGCCGAAGCCGCGAACATTGCGCCGGAAGAAGCCATATCAGTTCCTAAATGGCACGAGTCCCGTCGGGACTACGGCCAGGATTGAAGCAGGCAATGGATCGACCTGCCGAATAAAAATGCGTCCATTGGAATTCCATTCGCCCTTGATGTCCACGTCCAACGTCTCGGTCGCCAAGTCAACGGGTTGTTCATAGGTCTCTTCGTTCCGTTGCTTGATTTCCCGCAGGTTCTCAAGAGGGTCGGTGTCATCATCCGTCGGAGGCTTCGGCCCGACCCAAAGGCCGCGCGTCTTTTCGACAAAGACGGATACGGCGGTGATCAATTTTTTCTTATCGGAAACCGTCTCGCCCTGCGGCGTGTCGATATCGAGCGTTTCAAGATCGGCGGTGATCGGAAGTCCGACATGGATCACGGCGTACGGCTTATCCAGAGTGATCGTCCCATTCGAGACGGTGATCCCATCGTACGAGGCGTTGTTCGGACTGGCAACAACGAATCCGTCGGCGAACACAGAAACCGCTTTACCTTCTAAATGCCATAAGCCCGTGAGTTCATCGACGGCCCGCGACCATGACGTTGTTGCGGCGGATCGCAGGGAAGCGGGAACCGTTTTATGAGGCTTCACCGAGACGACGGTTCCGCTCGTGTATGCCGTAATTTCGCATCGAACGACTTCTCCTGTGGCGGTATAGAGGAAAATAGAATTGCCAACGTCGGCGGATGTGAAGAACGAGCTACTGGCCGTCAGGGTTAGCGTCTCCGTATAAACCCAGTCCGTGCCGCCGGATAGTGTCATCGTGCGAACGCCTGTGTTTCTCCCGTCATAGGAAAGCGCGGAATCGAGGAAAATGGCATCAACGATGTCCCCGATCTGCCGAGTGGTCAATCGTTCAATGTAGCGTTTCGTGGCTCCATTGATTGTTCGCTTGATCACGAGATAGACGGAATCCTCCGTTCCCTCTGGGATTACGCACACGTTTTCTACCGTCGCATCCCCATTCGAGAAGTCATGCCGATGCCAGGCCCAGAGTTGATGCTCGCGCACGTAGGTGAGTCCGAGAAGGATTCCATCATCCCTCACGACCCAGATAACAGAGTGCGGCGTTTGGGCAAAGGCCCAGTCCACCATTGAGAATCCATCGAAGAGATGCGCCGAGAAGATCGTGAGATCGTTTCCAGTGTAGCCATCGGACTGCACATCGTACCCCAGGTCTCGAATGATGGAGCCACGCGCCTGTAAAAAGATCGCCGTCTTTCCGATGATGATCGGGGCCAGATTTCCCGATCCGAAATAGGACTGCTGAACGGGGTTCACGTCTGTCGGCTTCAAGGTTCCGGCCTGATCGCCTTGGATGAGATGCTCGCCGCCGACCGTCATAACGACGAGCTTCCCCAGGTCGAGCAGATGCTTGACCGAATTGACCTGCCTGCCCGCCAGGACAAACGTAACGGCATCATCGTCTTGGATCGGCGAGCTTACGGTGAAGTTCTTAAACTGGCCCGAGCGCGACGCCCACACGGTTTCGGGATCGGAATTTGTATTCGCAAAGACGAGTCTCTGCTGATAATAAGTCACGGTTGAAGGGAAGTCCGAGGCGAATGGATTTCGCGCGCTGGGCGGGGTATCGCTGGTGTCCGGCGTGATTCCCGTGTCGCGGAATGCGAGTCCAACGGCTGTGCCAATGAATCCATAGACGCCATTGACCGCGCGATAGATATTGTATTCGGCGGCTCCCGTGACGGCAGACCAGGAGATGTCCACGTAATTCGTGGCTGAGATCGTCGCGTTTCCATTCGTGATATGCGCGGCGGCGGACGGCAGACTCTCTTCAAACGTTTCGTCTGCCACGGCGGTGATCTTCCAGTCGTAAGTGGTCGATCCAGTAGACCCGCCCTGGGTCGCCGATTGCCCCGTTGGCGCGGCGATATCCGGCGCAAAGGTGATCGAAGTGAGCGTCCACGACGTATGACCCGTTCGCTCAAGATCACGGGGCGCATACGTCGGATGCACGATGGTCACGACATCGGCAGACTGGATGAAATCGAGGGTTGCGAGATCGGCTTCCACGTAAGGCGTCGATATTTGGTAAACCTCGGCGATGGTTCCGCCAGACGTGTAGGCTCCCATGCTCGTCGAATTGACAGCGGTTCCGTCCAGATAGTTAAGCTCGAAGGTATTTAAAGCCGTATCGACATTGGCGACTTTGAAGTTCCGGCCATTCAGGTAGGTTCCGATGGGCCCTACGATGCCGGAGACATAGACCTCATCGCCATTGGCATAGGTGTCCGCGCCGGAGTAGGTCAGGACGGCGACCGAGGCGTTCGTGATCCCCGTGATGCTCTGCGGCGTGAGCGTAACCTGGCCGCCATCGTGATAGACGCGCATGTATTGATCGCCGAATTCGAGGACATAAGTCTGATCGGCGTTGAAGATGAACGGGATGAGACGGACGGTCTTTGAGGAGTCTTTTACTTCGGCGATCCAGGCCGTACCTGGGCGGTTGGCCGCGCCGCCGTGACGCATGACAAAATAATTCCGCAGGGTTCGCAGTCCGCTCTGATACTTCGACTGATCAACCCTGGCGTATAAGGCTGGGGCGATCTCGCCGCCAGCGAAACTCCGTTGAGCGATTGAGACCATGCCCTATTCTCTCCCGCTTATAAATTGTGATTCTGGATTCTCTTCGTCTTGTTGTTCGTTGACGGCGGTCGCGCGCGCCTTGGAAGCCTCGAACTCGTAAAGCTGAACGGCTCGCTGGCCCATCTTGAACGGGTCTCCGCGCGATAGTCGCGGCGCGATCATTGCGGCCAGCCGGAGCGAAAGGAACATGATGAAATCGGGATCGAAGCGTTCGGGGTTCGTTTCCTTGACGGTGAACTCAAGCTCGGCATCTTCCATGTCCGTATAGATCAGCTTGCCGTCATCATCGGAATAGACCTTATAGGGAACGCGGGTCTGACGGTCATCATTGCGTGTGCCGGAGAGGATGCGCCGGAGCTTCCAGGCATTCGATGGGTAGCGGTAGGAGAACGCCCATTCGCTCGAAGGATCGGTCTCTACGAGGCCTAGGGCGGCAATGCGCGTACAGAACGGCCACGGGAAATCCCGCAGACTGGCATCGCGGCAGATCGTGTAGAACCGACGGCAGGCGGCGGCTTCCTCGGACTTCTCGGTTTCGAGGATGGCGATTTCTTTACCGATTCCCAGATGGGAAAGGGCTAAGTTTGCAATCTCCGTTTCGCTCGCCATGATCAGCCTCCATACAACGTCTCTTCTGCTGACTTTTGAGTCTTATCCTCGGCGAGTGCTAATTCCGTGATTTGAAGATCGAGACATCGATCCTGACCTTCCTGGGTATCCCGCATCGATACCGAGGAGACCTGAACCTTCGCCATCAGAAGAAGCGTTTCCCCCGCGTCCGGCAGGCTTTTAAGTCCCAGCTTGGCGATGGATTCTTCATTCAGATGAATGCAGAGGCCATACGGATATTCCGGCTTGTCTGTCATCATCGTCGGTTCATAGCTTTTCTTCGCCTCGGCGGGCGACATTTTCATGCTGACGAGATTTGGCATATTATTTCCCCTTATAGCCGTGCGCGTACGCCGCACGACCCTGGCGCGCCGCTTTGGCTTTCGCGCCTTTACCTTTGTAGAGCTTGCCTTTTGAACCCCAACGAAATCCTCCCTTAACTCGCTTTACAGGCATATAATTCTCCTTTCCATCTAATCATCGAAGCAGATTTTCCGCTACAACTTTTTCCGCAGAACAATCTGCATCCGCGTTTAACTCTAGAAGGAATGAATAAAACTAACTTCCCGCAGAATTCGCAAGATCGTCGTATCCGTTCTCTGATGCCATACGGTCGCTTACGTGTGATGTTCAGTTTATCGCCAAGTTCTTTCCATCGAGTCAAAGCTATTGTCGCCTGATCCTTTTTCGCTGGCGATAACCAAGGCCAGAGCAACCGAAGAACAGCTTGAATGTCCGGCACTGCATCCGTTCTATAAATATAGATCGGTTTTCGATTCACTCCCGGCCTGATGATCGGCCCTGTAATGTATCCGATTCCGCCTACAGATTTTTTGAATCTTTCCAAATTCCGACGATCAACCTGACTAATATGTAGGCGAACTTGACGATAGCGTTTTTCTGGGCGGAAACAACTACCAGTCGTTCCTTCCCCGTCGAAGAATCCTGCGGACCAGGCTAATTCGTGCGTATCCATTATTTCTTCTTCTGAATGTAGGTGAGCGTGTTGGCCGAAATCCCCACGGGAAGCAGGATTTTGACCGCCCCGTTTGATTCGATGGTCTCCTTCGTGTTAGCCGCCACAGGGAATCCGACCGTCGTGAGGCTCAGAGTCGATCCATCCAGACGATAGAAAAACGATGTGGGCGCGATCAGCGTCAACTGCCGGAAATGGCTCGTCGCGGCAAATGACGTGACCGTGAACGAAGAAAGTGCGACCGTCGATTGCGTGATGTCGTAGCCCGATTCTGGAAGCCCAGGAACGATAGACACGGGCTCAGACGCGCGGCAAATGCCAAGCGCACTGACGATTAAGACGGCGAAAATAGCGAGTGTACGTTTCATTCTGGCCTCCATTCGGATTGAGGATGGCGGAGGGAGCCCGTTTAAAGACTCCCCCCGCCCTGACCTCAAATAACTTCTTTGTTCCCCGTCGGGCCTTCGGAGCTTTTTGCGGCTGGCTCCTCGATCCGTGGGGCTGGCTCGGACATCTTCCGGCGCATCGCAACGTCCTTTTCGTTCAGCCTTTCCATCCAGCGTTTCGAGACCAACTTCTCCGCAGGGATTTTCACCTTGCCTTCTGCGTCAAGAATATCCTCGACGTAGAACGGTTCCCCGGAACGCTTATGGCCGTGGCCGAGCGGGTAACGTCGCTCGTGACCGTAGTATCCGACCTGTGTGGCTCTGACGAGTATCTTGCTCATGTCAACTACCTCCAATTCCTTTTTTAGGAAATGGTGATCGCGTCAGCGTAATACTTATCGCGCTGAATCATCGACATGGGAGCAAACCATGCCGTTACGGTGATGGTCGGTGTGTTGGCCCCGTTGAAGTACGCGCCGAGATATCGCTTCGTGATCGCCCCTGGCGGGATCGGAACCACGATGATTTTTCCGGCGGTGAGCAACGTTGTCGCCAACGCTGTCGTGAACGGAACCGTCACGAGGATGTCCGGCGTTCCGAGATTCTCGGAGGCCGATTGGATGACCTGGAACTCATACGTCTGAGTCCCATCGACGGACGCCGCTACGTCAACGGAGATGATTAGAGCCAAAGGCTCCCCGACGGAGATGTCATTCCCCGCCGCTCCGGTGTCGTAGGTGTTCGCTGATGCCGCGTCGCTGGTGAGAGCCGTCGCGTCCCACATAAGTGTCTGTGCGTCTAAGAACATAGAATTTCTCCTTTTAGAGGCTCTCGCCCGATTTAGCTGACCAGGGTCTCGTTCTGTAACAGCGCATCGCAGATTTTCACTGGGATGCCACGGAAGTTGGCAACGCGCTTGCCGCTCGCGTTATCGTACGTGAGACCGCCGCCCGAAATAACGTCATCGCGGGTCTGGATGTCCAGCATTTCCATCACGGTTCTATTCACATAGAACACGGGACGGCCCAGGGCCAGGTTCGGAATGCGGTGAATCGCCTTGATCATCAGGTCGAACAGATCAGCCGCCGATGACTTGGCAACCAAGTTCGAGATGTCGAGGTTCGGAATTCTCACCACGTACCGCCAGTCCTTCAAGGCGATGCCAGGCTTCCATTGCCAGTGATCCTGATAGGCCCGCAGTCGCGTTCCGCCCATTGACGTGGACGTTTGCACGGTTTGCAAACCTAAGTCCTCATGGATGAGTCCGGCCTTCGAGCCCTTCGGGAAAATACCGAAGATGCTTTGATCGCCCCAGACCACGAGCCAGATGGACGAGTTGTCCGTGTCTGATCCGCCGCCCAGAACGACGTTCTGACCGTTGTTCGCAGTGGTCGAAGAATAGCGGATCGAGAGACCCGTGATCTCTTCGGGAGCGAGACCTGCGTTGCCGTAGAACAGCGTGGACGCCATTTCCTGATTCATGGCTTCGATGAACGCGCGGGCTTCGGAAAGCCGGAACGCGCCGACGTTGCCATTGAGTTCGGCCAGGTCTTTGTCAACTTCCGACCAGGCTTCGAGCATTCCACACTGCTCATCGATCTGTGCGGTCGTGGACTTGGAACCCGCGACGCCCTGGTTCAAGAGACGCCAGGCCACAGTCGGCAGACCAGTGCGAACGGACACGCGATGGCCGACGGGAAGGTTTCCTTCCATCCACATCATGTCATCGAGAATTTCATTCGTCTGGCCGAGAAGCTCTACGATTTTTTCCACCTTGCCATCGGGATCAAGCCGCTTGGCCCAGTCCGCGAGGGTTAAGACAGTTGCGCCTAGAGTAGACATTCGATTTCTCCTTTAAGTTGTTGGTTGTTGTGATGGCGTGGTCTCGCCATAGAAAATGTCCTCAATCGGTTTTTCCGTCTTTGGGGTTGAACTCCCTGGGACGATCAACTGATCGGGCGACATTGCTTTGCCGATCCGAACCATCATGCGTACGAACTCTGGGTAGTTACCGAGCCGTGTACGGTTTAAGTCCTCCATCAACTGCGGAGTGCCGAACTTCTGCA